CTAACCCGCCGCGCTCGCGTCGCCTTTGGCAGAGAGTTCGATCGACATTAGCCATCCCCCGCTTTCATCGAACGTGAAAGTATGGGTAATCGTTTGGGCGACGAGATCGAAACCAGACCAGCCGCCGAACTGCACCAGTTCGACTGGCGCCCCTGCTATGGCCCCTGCGCGCCCCTCCAGCGAGACACTGCCCGTTATCGCAGCGCTCTCCATCTCTTTGCGCTCCGCCTGACTACGCTGCTTTGCTTCGGAGGCAGAGGGGGCGGAATGCAGCCCGAAGAAGGCGGCGCTTCTTCCACTGCCCTTTGCCACTGCGAGTGCGGGCAGGCCCTTTTCCTCGTCAAACCAGGTTGCGCGCACTTCTGCAAATTCAGGGCGCCCTTCAGTGGTGAGATCGCAGCCTGTCGCCTCGTCGGCTGAGATGACGATCGGCGGAAGTGTCGATCCAAGAGCAGTCTGGCCGCTATTCTTGAGGGGAACAAGCCACTGTCCATTCGCAAGCTTCAGGGTCGCTCCCAGCTCGTCGGCGAGTTGCTGGGCAAAGCCGACTGCGGACTGCTGCATCCTAAGGCGATAGGGGATTGGAATGGCATCGATCACAGGATGTACGGTCGCTTTTTTCCCGACGCCTTCGGCAAGCTGGCGGAATATCTCGCCTGCTGTCGTCTCTTCGAAATGCTCGACATCGGCGGCCTTATCGGCATCCACGAAGTCAGCAGAACGGCTGACAACGCTCATTGTCCACCCGCCTTCAGCTTCAAACGAAAGGCTTGCGCTTTGGAAGGTGAAGAGGCCTGCATCGCGCAGAGCTTCGCCCTGCCAGTTAAAGAGAAGACGGTATTGCTGGCCCTTTTGCGGTGGTGCCTGAAGGGGTGTTGTGACCGAGAACTGGAACTCCAGCTCATCGGCGTCTCCACCGGAATTGTCTGTGAAGGTCACCGACATCAGAGACGATCCCCATGCCGGCAGAAGGTCACTTCCCGTCTCACCAACGATCCGCACGACTGGACGCTTCATCACCTACTCCCAGGGCAAAACAGTTGGTGAGCCTGGGGCAGGTGGCGACCAATCTCTCGGCACCCTTATAACGGTGCCGGCGGGCACCAGGCCCGAGACAGCAGCGGTCGCCAATCCCTCGTTCGCGTCGAGCAACGCCTCCACTGTACCTTGGCGCTCTGTCTGCATTAGCTTCTTCGCGATCCGGTCCAAGCGCTCCCCGCCAAAGGCGACAACATAGCTCATCCGAACAGGCCTCCCAGAGTGACGATCTCAAGCCGCCCGCCGAGGCCGGCGGTTGCTGGCAGCAGCATGAGCCCCACGCTCACATCGACTTTACGGCCGACGCCATCGAAGGGGTGCAGCCGCTCTTCATCCGTATCGAGGGTTTCAATCACGCACAGACCTCCGGCCTCCCCGAGGTAGTTCCCCCGGAGACGGATAAATGGAACCACGGACTGAGAGCGGTGATGCGCCTTCAATATCGCGTAGGCATCCATGCCACCCACCACATGCGGATAGGTCTGGGCATCGATCACGATTCGCTCGGGATCTGCCCCTGTTGCCTGGACGCGAAAACCTGCCTGGACAGAGTGGACCGGGAAGCGCGTTGTGGAGGAATAGCCAATTCGCTGAGGATTGAGACCCACGGTGTACAGGATCGCACCACCAATGGACAGCAGAGCGCCGTGCGGCCGAAATACGCTCATGCGAGCCTCCTGCCTGTGTCATAAAGCGTTCTTGCCTGAGCCCGGCGGATTTCGCGGGCCGACTGGACTGCCGCGTGCTTTGAGTTGGGAGACGTGATCGTCTGGTTAAAGGTGTTCTTCTGCGACGGTGCTGTAGGTGCGGGAGTTGCCGCTGGCGCAGAGGGTGCACCAGGATCGACATAGGTCGGAGCGATGACGGGCGAAACGGTGAAGCCGAGCAGAGCCTTGATCCGCTCAGCAATGCCTTGCGCCTCCTGTTCGGCTTTGGCCCCCTGTTCTGCCAGTCCTTGCGTGTAGCTCTGCATAGAGTTCTCGGCAGAAGGTCGCAGGTCTATACCAAAGTGCTTCTTCGCATCGAAGTCCGGGTCAGCCGCCTGGCCGTAGAGGAAGCGGTCGATGAGGGACGGGCCTTTCGGCTTTGTCGCTCCGTGCTGCAACCATATGCGAATGCCTTCCTGGATCAGAGGCGCATTTGGCACAAGCGACAGCGGATCCTTTTGCTGATTCTCCCTGCTGTCTTCCATGGCCTGTGACATGACGCGTGCAATGCTCGTCAGATATGGAAGCAGCGGGGCGGCCAGATCCTTTATATTCTGCCCGACATTTGCTGAGAGGCGCTCGCTTTGAGAGGACAGGTTGTCGGTTGCGTTGCCGAAGTCCTTGTCAATCGTGCCCTTCGCATCCTCCATTCTCTTCATTAGTGCCTCGATGGCGTCGAGGTCTTTGAATACGGCCGCCAGGCCCTTGAAGCTTTCTTCGTTGCGGAAGAGACCACGCATCTTCTCCTGATCTCCGCCGACGGCTTTCCGATAGGCCTTGATCAGAGCAAGAGTTGGGTCCTCGCCGTCCTTCTTCGCTTTCTCCTCGATGGCGAAGGCATCAATGCCATAATCTTTTTTTGCACGATCCGTGACCTCCGGAGCAACCATGTCACGTAACATAGCCTCGAAGGACGTCTTGGCCTGATCCGGCGAGCCGGCGCCGTTATTGATCGATTGAATCATGGCAGTCGCGAGGCTGACTCCGCGGGGGCCGTTTGATCCATGCACCGCGAGCGCTGCGAGCATTGACGGGAAATTCCGCGCCATGTCGGGGATCTCGAACATGCCCTCCTTGCCCCCCACGGCCATCATGTCGAATACCGCCATGAGGTCCTGAGGCTCTATCTTCATGTTGTTTCGAAGGGCGGTCGCAGTCTTCGCCGCATCGACGGGATCGGAGCCGGTTGCCTTGGCAAAGCGGAGAACGCTTTCCATCATCGCAGAGGCTATACCATGCTCAAGGCCACCCGCTTGAAGCGATCCGAAGACCTGCATCGCGCCTTGCTTTCCAACACCGTATTTCGCACCGACCTTTCCCAGCTCGAAATCGTAGCGCTTCTTTTCCTCGTCGCTGAAACCGCCCGTGTTCTGGATCTGATCGAGCGTAAACTCGTCTGCAGCAGATCGGCGGATTGCCTCACCACCGGCAACCGCTACTGCGGCGGGAACAGCTCCCGCCAAATAGGCGCCGCCTGCTCCGAGTGCTACCGGTGCTCCGAACTGGTCCAGCGCACCTTCTGCCGCACTTGCCAAACCTCCTGTGTGCGGTCGCCAGGGTCCATCCGCCATCGTCACGCGCCCGCCTGGAGGCGTCATGGTAAGAGGCCCGCTTTTAAGTTGGCGGAGCTTCGCCTGCGCTGCGTCAGCTGCTGCGCCTATCTCAGTGATGGCCTGTTTCGCGTTGGCTGCGTCCGACTTCAACCCATTTAGACTGCCGTTGTCCAAGGTGGAAAGGGCGGATCGGGCCTCAGTCGCTTCGGTCTTGATGCGCCCGATCGCTGTTGCCGCACCTCTGGCCTCGCCTGCTACGCCCTGAAAGCCCGTACCAATTTCCCTGATCTTTTGTCTTGCGTCGTCGGCGGTGCGGCCGATTGCGCGGATGTCCTGGTTCAGGCGATCGCTGCCATTCGAACGGCCAATTCGGTCTGCTGCTTCCTTGATGTCCTTCAGGTCCCGCTCAGCTTCATTGGCCGGGCGGGACAGCTGATTGACCATCCGCAGTCTGAGAGAGACATCCAGATCACTCATCTTCGACCCCAAGTTTCCGAATAGATCGCTTGTGCCTCCGGGTACCACCGCAAGGCCTCGTCCCATGGCATTGCTCTGAGAGCGTCAAGCGATGTGGCGAAGCTGTGCGATACGCGCGCCATGACCGCGCGCCATGCCCCCAGATCTATGGCGACGCGCGTCAGCCCGTTTGGGCCGGACGCAACAATGGGGGCAAAAAATCAAAACAGGCTCCTGTTACGCGTTCACCATCGCTTGCTTCCAATCCACGCAACACCTCCGGTGTGAGACCTGTCATTGCCGCATAGATGTCGAAGAGATCGGGGGCGCCCTTCGCTCTGGCGTCAAGGATGTCCCCCACCTGGCCCACCGTCAGGCGATGAACGACAATCGCATGAATTTCCCCGAATTCTGGATGCTCGAAGGGAAAGGCGAGAGGGACCTCCGACGCCATCGATTTAATGAAGTTGAGCTTGGCGATGGGCCTTGCCCCGGCCGCAGTATCATTCTCCTTCGGCGTGACGTCGGCTAATGTTGACTTCGTCGGAGTGCTGTTGTCGAGCTCTTCCCACTTGTCGGCCGGCGGCATTGGTATTTCCTCGATCTTGACATCGAAGGGATCGTCTTTCGACTGCGGAGTGGCAATGACGGCAGTTTGAGGACGGTTCGAAGTCATCGTGTAGGCCTCTAAAACTAATGGCTGGCCGCCTCACCGCTGCAGCCAGCCTGGATCTCGCGCCTGTCGGTGAGCGCGCCGAGGTATTCGCTTAAGCGGCGATCAAGCGGTTGTGCTCTGCGGTGTAGTTCACGCCGTCGATGATCAGGGTGTTGTTCTGAAGGTCGAACTTGTGCACGGTCTTACCGTTGAAGATGTCGTGATAGAGCACGATCGATGACCAGCGCAGCCGGGTCGCGCCGCTCGACTTCATGCCCTTCACCCCTGCCTGGGCGTAACCGTTGAGCAGCCCCTTCAGGAACACGACGCGCCCGGTCAACTGGGGCTTTGCACCGGCCTGGACTTCTCCGTTCGCCGACTGCGGGAAAACGTTCAGGAGGTTCTCGTAGTAGGTAACCGTCGTCCAGTCCCCCGGCTCTCGGCCGAACCGCGACTTCAGATCTTCATGGACGCCGTTGACCGTCTGCTCGCAGGTGAGCGGCTGGATCTCGGCCGGCAGCTCCATAGCGAAGTAGCCACCTCCCATGACGAAGCTCATCATTTCGCGGGAGAGTTCGGGCAGCGTCGTCTCATCGACGCGCAGGCGCTGGTTGATCTCGTTGCAGTACCAGTTCGCGCCTCGAATGATGCGGTCCATGACGTTTCTCCTTTAGGCGGTTACGCGAATGTTCGGAAGACCGAGCTGCGAGAGAGCGGTGGCGATGGCCGCTTCGAGAACGTCGAATGCTTCCGGCATGGGTTCGTCATAGAGCTGGAGATCGACAAGGTCGGGTGTCTCGGCCCAGCGCATCTTTGTCCTCAAGCCTCCCGCCTCGAGAAGCGAAGGCGGGTTCATCGACTTCGACCAGACCAGCTCATAGTCAATGATTGCGCCGAGGGTGACCAGATCGGAAAGGAACTGGTCGGCTGCGCGATAGATCAGGGACACCATATGCGGCGTGATGTCCTCGCTCGCATACTGGCGCAGCGGGCGAAGCATTGCTTTTTCGACGGCCCGACGGGTGCGGATCTTCTTGATGGAACGCCAGGACTTGACGGTCGGGTCCGTGGCAGTGGTGAAGGGAGCCCAAAGCAGGTTGCCTTCGATGATCGAGCCGACGCCGGCCTGTGCAAGCTGGTTGGCTTCCGAGTTGATATCCCCGTCCGTGTACCCGACCGGCACAGACGGGCCCAGCACGCCCTGCAGCGAGCGGTTCCAGAACGCCTTGTAGGGTCCGCCAGTCTCCTTGTCGCGCCGGACCATGGCTGCGGCAACATGCGGGGAGAGCGGCCGGACCACATTGCCCGCACCGAGGTTCACCATGCCACCGGGATAAATGCCGATGACATTCAAGGCCGCGGCAAAGTCTTCGGCCCAGGTCATGGCGGCCGCGGACGAAGTTGCAGGAGTGTCCGCGATCACGATGCAGTCGATGATACGATCTGCAACCGTTCGGGCGGCCGCGACGATCGGGTTGGCCGCATTGCCGATGCGATGAGACATATAGCCGGGGGAGATGATGCAGCCCGGCTCCAGCTTGATTTCGCTCTTGGCGTCCAGCAGTGCCCATACCCCGGTCTTTGCGCCGGCGCTGCCGACGATGCCGTTGATTTCGGCCTCAAGCTTGAGCTGCGGGTCGGTGAGCACCGAATGCGCGGTGCGGACGAAGGCGACATCGGTGACGATGCCTTCCGAAAGCATCTGGTCGACGGCGTCCCGCACGATACCGGCCCCCAGGAGAGCAACCTGTGCACTGTCGTCGAGCGAGAGGGCGACGGGCTCATTGAGCGGAAAGGCGGTGTTGTCTGCCAGTGGAGCCGGGGCGACGAGACCAACAATGGTCGAGTCGCGGGTATCGATCTTGGCGACAGTGCTTGTGAGGTTGGAGAACCGGCGTACGCCGACGAAATCCGTGGTCCCTGACATCGGTCATCCCTGCTGCTGCTTGAAATAAGGGTCGTCAGCAAGGATAGGGATGATGGAAAAAAGAAAGGGCTGACAGCTGTCAGCCCCAAATGGTTCAAGCCAAGTTCAATCAGCCGTAAAGATGCGCGTTCCAGACGCGAAAATCAAGTCGCGCGCCAGAGCTTACAATGAAGCTGCATCCCGCCAGAGATCGTCGATATCCGATGGCTCCATCCCATAGAGGGCACCGAATGCCGCTGTAAGGGGATGAGAGCGCCGGAAGATGGTGGCGCCCTCGAGGAGCATGCGAGCGTCGAAGCGATCGTCCTCGGGAAGGGTATTCACGAAGTCGTTGATCGCCTCAGGCATATCGCCGGTCTTCACTGCCGCCAGTGCTTCGGCCTCGGTGATGAGGCCCGCCTTTGCCAGGGCATGAAAGAACTGCCGATCGCTGATCTCCTCGGGCACCGGAAGCGGTGGTGGAACGAAAGCCGGGATCGTATTCCCTGCCGCCTCCCATTCCGCAATCATCTGCCGGTGACGGTTCGCCGGATCGTCAGGGACCGTCATCTCCCTGCCTTCGATCTCTGCCCAGATGTTAGCGTCTTCAGTGTATCCAATCACACGCATGCTCAAATCTCCGCGTCTGCGTCAATATCGGTGTAATAGTAGCCGACGCCCGTGCCAGTGGCGGTGCGCATGTCCGTGAGATTATTTCCTCTGTTCACCGAGGCAGTGGTTCCCGAACCGAAGTTGCTGTTTGCGGTCGATGTGGCGGTAAGAGATGGATAGGCACGCATCGCGGTCTCCAAGTAACCCGATGCGCGGTAGCTGGCACCCGAGGTAACATTCCCCCAGAACACAATGCGGGTCGTCTGAAAGTATCGCTGGCAAAGCGCCAACTCCTGTTGCGGGTGACGCGGGCTGAAGGGGTCGCTTTCGCCCGTCGCATCACCTTCGACAATCGACACATGCGCAATGTCAAAAGTCCCTGACTGGTTACCCAGGGAATTCGTCCGCGCATCGAAATCACTGCCCGCGCTGAACCAGAAAATCAGCGCCAGGTAGTCATTCTGGCCAGTTCCGATCGTCTTCCCAGAGACAGATGGAATTGTCGTGGTGAACTGGTATTTTGCCCAACCCGTCGTGAGTAGAAACTTGTTTACACCGATCCCGGCCACAGCAGCAGACGGAGAGCCACCTGTGCCAAACGACTGCATCAGTTCGACAGACATCGGGCGGCCCGCAAAATCGGCTTTTGCGTAAAAAGTGACTGTTACAAGTCTGCCCGAGAGCGTTGTGACATCCTCAATCAACTGGGCCGTCTGCGAGAAGCCGGCCGAGTCAACCGTTGCGGCCGTAATTGAGTGACGCAAGCTCCAGGCCGGGTTTCCGGGAACAAGTGTCTGCCCCGGCGTGAAGGCCATGCGGGAAATAGTTCGGGTAACACTGAGGAAGTTGCTTTTCCATCGGTCAGCGGACCCGTACCCGGCAATAGTCTGCGAAGCTCCGCGTCGCCAGAAATCGAAGTTGCCGTTGATGAGCTTGTTGCGGAACCCGGAAAGAAGGCCTCGATCGGCGATGTTCTGCTTAACGGACAATGCCGCCCGAACCGCCTTCTGCGACGCGATTTTCGCATCGCTGTTGGCAGTCATGGCTGCATCCGTGTCAAGCTGGGAGTCGTCCAGTTTGGCATCAAGCGCAGCATCAAGTCCGTTGACCTGGGCGGTGGTGTGGTTGTGGTTTCCCATGGCCGTCGCGGCCGACGCGGGCACCCACCCAGCAGCGGTCTTGACGAGAATATAGCCGTTCGGGGCCGCGTCTGCACCATCGACATCCGTCAAGCTGTCGAGCTTGAAGGTCATCGAGGCGCTCATCTTGCCGTTCAAGGCGTCGATGAGGCCGATGATATCCGCCAATGAATGCCCATGAGAGACCGGCGCCTTCTCGTCGATCTCAAGGTCGAGCCCGTGAAGGATGGTATCCAGCGTGTCGAGGGTATCCTGAAGCTGGTAGAACTCCTCATCGACGTACTTCTCAGTCGATGGCTTCACTAGCCCATAGTGCATCGTCGTTGCCATTGCCTATTCCCTTAGAATACTCCAGCGCCGAAGTCACCGCAGATGACACGGGCCGCTGGCCCGCCCGTCCCGGAAATCCTCAGCCTGATAGTGGAGCCGGCGAGGCCGCCGACCTTTTCGAACTTCCGTTCCGTCCAGCCGTTGAACTGGAGTGGCTCGGCCGAGACGAAGGGCAGGGAGTTCCAGGCGCCGCCGTCTAGCGAATAATGCATGACGGCAGTGGCCCCAGCAGGCAGGAACGCCTTGAAGTAGGCCGAGATCCTTGAAGCCCCGGTGATGTCGAAGGCGCGGGTGATGTAAGAGAAGGTCGTTTCGACACGGCCTGCAATGAGCTGCACCGGAGCAAAGAGGATCGGAGACAGCTTTGAAGTGCCCTTGAGGACGGCACGCAGCTGCACCGTCTCATTCAGGAATTCGTTCAGCTTCAGGACCTGCCCAGCGGCCAGCTTGTAAACCGTACCGTTGGGGCGCACGACTTCAAAGACAACGCTGCAGCCGGGACCAGGGATCTCGACAGACGCCCGAACCTGAAGGTCAGAGGCGTTGACCAGGGTGAAGCTGCCGAGGGCAACCGTCTTGGTCAGGACGTTGTACTTGGCTGCTACAATCTTGAAGGCCAGCGCTTCCTTCTGATGCGCCGTCCATGTCTGCGCATTGACAGAGTCATAGCGCGGCCCGACCACATAGGGATGCTGGGTGACATACTTCTGAAGCGAAGCGTCATAGGCACCCAGCGCCGCGAACGAAACCGAATGCGTGTTGTCATCGGTCTTGATCACGAAGGCATGATTGACCTCCGGCCTGGTGGTGACCGGGAGCTTGTAGCGCCCCGACTTCCAGCCGACCACGGCACCCGTCATCGGGATATCCGCCTGCGCAACGATATCCGTTGTGGGGTAGCCATTGTCGATCGTTACCTGGTCGAGGATCAGCCGCTTTGCTTGTGAACCGACTTTGCAGACATGGAAATCGACACCAACGATCTGACGCACTTCCGGCACTGCAAACATTTGCGCCTGAGGGTCTGGCGCCTCGCCTCCGGTCTTAACCCGGAAGACTGGCGTAGGCGTGGTCGGCGCCGGCGTTGCAGGCGATCCAGGCTCCGGTTCAGGCGCAGGCTCAGGCTCTGGCGCCGTCCAGTTCTCGATCGTGGTGATACGGCGCATCACGTTGATCTCGATGGTGCCCTGCCCGGTAAACATGGCCGTCGCTACCGTTTTGCCCATGCCAACAGCCTGCACAACCTTGGTGCCGGCAGTGATGGCTGCTGGAATAGTGAAGGTGCCGCTGATGACACCAGAGGCGTTGGCCGTCTGTGTTCCCGGCGGTTTAACGCTCTTTCCGTCGAAGGTCAGCGATTTGAGTACTTCTCCCGGACCGAAGCCAGATATCGTGAAGTCAACGTCAATGCGGCGCAGAAAATCTGCCTGCTCTTCCCGCTGATCCACCAGACGAGTAGTCCTTGTGACCTTCTGAAGGGGGCTGTCTTCATCTTCAGCTTCACCCCGGTTGAATTCCCGCGTTTCCGGAGACGTCCATTCCGTCTGTGACACGGTCCAGAAATCTACAGCCGGGTCCAGCTTCAGCTGACCGGGCAGCGGCGTGAAGTTGGCATAGGGGTTCACTTTGATGCAGCCGGTCTTGAAGAGCTGCTGCGCGATGATCTCCTCGACATGGTCCAACTTGACCGGAGCGGCCAGGTTGGCCTTGTAAAAAGTCGGAGTTACAGCGAGCGTCAACATGCCCTTGCCAACAGCCCCGTTCTGCGCTGCTCCTGCATCCCGGTAATAGTCCGACGTGAAAGGATCGACAAACATGCCGAGCTTTGCCACCGGCTCCTTCCGGTCGATGCCCGACTTCAGGCGCTCAAGCTCCACCAGACGCTCCAGATCGACAATCTTGTCGAAATAGGTCTGCATCTGGTCTCGGGTCATGAACAATGTGCCGTCATTTTTGACGACGGGCTTGTTAATCCAGTCGTTCCGGATCTGGCAAAGGTTCAAGAGCGAGGACGGAACCGCCGGCGGCAGAGGATTCTTCCATGCGGAAATCCCCTTCAAGTAGACCGGGCTGCCATCATCCTTTAGGCACAGACGGTCAATGCGAGGCAGTTTCGCCGTGTAGGAAACGATGATATCACCACCCGCCGCTCCGCCGGCAACAGTGAGGGTTTTATAGGTTTGGGCAGTCGGGGTTACCAACGCCCGATAGCGATAGGTAACATCATAGGACGACCCGACAGCAGGCTCTGCACCCGCCGGGCTCCAGTCGATGGTGTTGTTCAGGAGCAGGTAGGTCCCGGTGGCAAATATGGTCCCCCCCTGCTTGACCTGCGAAACAGAGATCACACTGGTATCGGGCAGAGCATCAACACCGCCTACAATAGCGCCGCGGGTGATCGTCACTGTGCGTTCCTTGGTCAGAAGGATCGAGTTCACCTGCGCGATCGGGGGGAAGTCCACTGTGAACGTATAGCTGGCACCGCCAGGGTAGGTCACCGTTTCGCCCGGAATGGAAAGCTCATCCCAATCCTCCGGCTCGGCATGGCGCAGAGCCGCATAGCGGGTCCGTTTCAGGCCACTGATGTTTGCCTCGCCCTGCTCAATGGAAAACTGCTGGGCACCGCCGTCAAGGCCGAGCGCCGTTACCCGGCAGCCGCGTACGATGTAGTTTCCGTTGGGACGGTCATACTCCTGAACAAGCTGCATGGCGGGCGCCAGCACGGCTGGACCAGACTGATCGAGGATGGTGCCATCATCCAAGGTGTAGACTGCGTAGAAGATACCGGGCTTGCCGTCGAGGGAATGCGACCAGACAATCGTTGCTATCTCGCGTGCGGCTCCAGGCTCGCCCTCGGCTATCGAGCCGGGAACAAGACCCATAAGCGAGGGGTCATCCTCGTGGGTGCGATAGGTCGTGGTGAGGCGCACGCCGATTTCGAGGCGACCGGTCATGGGAACACCGGTCAATACGGCTTCCTGGACTGAGAACACGTCACCAGCAACGTAGATCTTTCCGCCCGTAAGCGTTACAGTCCCTGCTGCGACATTAACCGCGGCGCTTGCGCGCTCGATGCGTGTGCCATCCCGAACGATGACATTCCCAACCCTGCGGATATTGCTCCGCAGGATGCTCTGCACCTCGTTCAGCTCCGCCCCTTGCAGCAAGGGGCGCTCGCCATAAAAGATAACCCCCTTCTGCTCCTCATGGCCTTCGGCGCGATCGAAAGCATAGGGAAGGCCGCTCTTGTGTTCGTAAGCCATTAGAACCTCAACATAAGCTTGAATTGATCCCTGACCGTTTCACGCAGCGGGACAGCGATTGGTTTAGAGGCGATGGCAACGCCGCCGCTCAATTCGCCGGCCTCAAGCCAGAGCTTGCCCTTTGGAACGCCGACAGCACGGGTGCCAGAGAGTATGATGTCGGCCATTTCGGCAAATTCGCGGGGCGCATCACCGAAGTCAGTGCGTGCCTCGATGTAGACCCGCTGTCCACTTTCATCTGGGGAGTAGAGAGCGCCGCCATGGGAGTAGAAGCCGGATGCAGATGGCGAGCATCCGCAGATGATGCGACAACGTCGATACCCGATGACGGAGCCGTCTCCCCTGCGCAGGCGCAGATAAGCGTCTTTGCCTGCAAACCACTGGGCCATCAGGATGCGGCGTTGGGCAGCAGGATTGGCGGACCAGGACAATAGGGCTGTGCTCCATCGGAAGTGCATATCAGCCCACCTCAGGCTCGCGCTGGTCGGCGGAACGATCCAATTTCCAAGCGCCGTACCTTCGGCTTCTGTCAGCGTGTGCTCCAATTCCGTCGTGCGTCCGAACGACCAGATCGCTGTTGTGGTGCCGTAGGCAACCCCGCTTTCCCGTTCGACGTGAGCACCGTCAAGCGGGGAGGCATCCAGCTCCACAGGCTGGACGTCGTAGCCAAACACACCACGCCGGAAATCCGACCGGAATGGCAACGACAGCTTCGTTACGCCCTCAATCCTCTCAAGAGCGGGCGTATCTGACCCTGGCAGTTCAGACAGGCGGAGCTGGTTCGAGTTCCACCACGCGCGGCCGTGCCACGCAGGCTCAAGAGCGGCCGTAACGTTGATAAACGAGAGACCCTTCTCGACCCCGGCGTAGGTACCGCGAAGCCGAAACCAGCGGACGCCCTCGTAGATGAGTTCGTAGAGGTTTGGGACGTACGGCGTCAGCATGCCGAGCCCGAACTCCCAGGCGAGGAACGGGATGAACGATGGCAGCGGCACTTCTTTGGCCGATACGACGAGAGGGACTGCCTCGTGCAATTGCTCCCAACGCTCGCCCAAGGCCTGCTCAAAAGCCTTCTCGAATACCCCGGAACTGGCGGGCAGAAGCGTGTTCAATACGCCCTCCCTTTCAGCGTCAGGTCAACGGCCGAGATCGAGATCGCCTGTGAGGGAGCGGCAACGATGTCCGCGGCTGGGTTGGTTGGCACGACCTTATGGACGCCGGAGATCATCAGCTTCGAAACCCACCATTCCCTGACCAGATCCCGACCGAGCCCTCGCTCCAGTTCCCAGGCCGTGAGAAGGGCCGTCTTCGCTCGCTCGACCGTCGCGCTGTCCGCGTCGGGCAACAGCCAGATGTCGGCCGAGAGCGTTACCGCGATCTGCACGGCCGAGGAGATCACGAATTCGTCGTTTGCCAGGCGGACACTCTCGTCCTCCAGGGCCGCTTTCACGGTTGCGAGAAGCTGCGGGCTGGCGATGCCATTTGCTTCGGTTGAAAAGACGGCGACGTAGATCACGGGGCTGCGGCCGATGCGGTACACTTCGACGTTGTCGACCTTAAGATCAGCCGCCATGGCAATGCTCTTGTAGCGCTCCTTTGGACCACCCGTTGATCGTCCCTGTATCGCGAGGATGACGCGCAGTTTCAGGCGGGCATCTGTTTCGCTGGGCAGACGGAAGACATCGTAAAAAGCGGCAAGATGATCGAGGTCGGAGCCTTGCGCAAAGGCCAGAAGCCGGGCCCGGGCGGCTTCGTTCACGCGTGCCCTCAGCCCCAGCTCTCGGTAAGATTCGCTTTCGTTCTGAATGACTGCCGGGTCAGTCTCCAGCATACCCACATCGTAAGGCGGCAGGTCGGGATAGGCTGCGCGAACGGTTTCCCACGCATCCTGGAAGCGCGCCTTCTGGCGGGATACGATCTGTTCGAAGTCCAGGGTCTCGACAACGGATGGTTTCGGCAGAGTGGAAAGGTCGAACGGTGCCATCATACCCCCAGCGCAGTTGGTGTTGTCGCCCGGAGGCCGAGATCGACGGCCAGGTCGTAGTTTCCAAGCCGGCCCTCGGGGAAGTAGATGCCGCCGTAGCGGATCCCGAGCTTGCCGGTCTCCTTCAGCGTCACGAGCTGGAGCTGGGTGATCATGAATTCAGGCTCCCACCGTGCGGCCGAGGCGACCATTTCGTTGTAGACCTGCATGGCAATAGCGGGCGTCAGGTCCTCGGAGAGCAAGGACCTGAGGTCAGATCCGAAGGCGAGCCGCATGACGCGGGTGTCGAGGCGGGTTGTCCAGATCTTCAGGAGCGACTGGGCAAGATGATCCGGGCCGGACAGAACTTTCCCCGTCCGTTCATCAATCCCCGTCCGGAAGCGAACGCTGCCCGCCATTCCTCACACTCCCTTCAAACCGTGTTCAGTCTGCCTTTGAAGCCGGTGTCTCCTCGTGGAGCGGCCGGATGTGCAAGGCAAGGAGTTCCCCGCGTGCTTCGGCCTCCGTCAGTGCAAGAACATCGCCCGGACTTGCGCGCCGGCCGGCGACCCGCAGCGGCGCTGCAGCCGTCACCACATACTCCCGGCGATCCGGATGATCGGTGGCCGCGGTCGGTTGCGAGGCCACGTCGAGCTTTGATTTCTGGGTCTTGGACATGCGCTGCTTCCTTCAGTTTTGGGGTTGGCCGGTGAGCCCGGCGCCACTCTCGACGCCGGTATGGCGATGGGTCTTTCCGATATCGACATCGTCATGATCCACGTCGCCGTCCCTGAAATGGATGTTGCCGATCAGATCGATATCGGGTGCGGCGACGACGATACGGCCGCCCTCTCTCTTGATGACGGTTCTGTCGCTCTCACTTGACGGCGCGGAATGATCCTTGTCGAACGTGGCGGGCATCGCGATCGAGCCTGCTCCGACCGTTCCGGATGCGGAGAGCATTATCATCTGCTCGCCTTTCGCGGGCTCACTGTGGATCGACAGAGCACCCACGCCGCTCTCCTGCCACCTGATCCATGGGCTCAGCACATCCTTGCCGTTCGCGCTCTTGCCGAGGTTCAGCCGAAGCCGGCGCTTGCCCGCGTCAACGATCTCGACCTTGCCGGTGATGACCATCATCGCCATACGCCTTTCGGCCGCTTCCAGCCGTGCAATCTGCCGCCTGAATTCGAGGGCTACCGGGTCACGCATCGTCAGGCTCCCGGAGCGCGGGGATCCACGGTGCGAGCTCGTCGATCGAGGAGGCATCGGCGTAATCGATGCGGCGATCCTGCTCGTTCCAATGGCCGGCAGGGTCCGGGAATACGGAGCTTCCACGATCGGCCATGATCTGGGTCCAGGTGACCGTGTAATAGGCAATCCCCTGTGCCTGGTCGCGGATGGTGAAGAGCGGCTTCAACTCTGCAGGCGGGGTGGTTTCGGGCGGGAGTATCCGGGTGAGGCCCCAGAGTGAGTGCTCCATGTCTGCCAGTATTTCGAGAACGCGGCCGCCAAGGGCAATGCCGACGGCCTCCTTCTCCACCCGTCGCCCGCCGATGATCCGAGCCTCGGCGACGACGTAGACCACCCATTCCACCGCAAGGTAGAAGTGCCCTTCCGCATGCTGCCCGGTCTTGATCCGGCTCCAGCCGACGCTCAAGCCGGGAGCCTTGACAACGGTTTTTGAGACCAGCTCGGAAAGGTCGACCTTACCCGGATGAGGTTCGATCGTCACGCCGGGGTTCAATGTTCTGAGCGTCGCCACAATCGCAGCCTGAAAGGATGCCAAGGCGTCGGCTGCGAGGATCTGGTCAAGAGTGCGTGGCTCGATCATGACAGAAGCGCCCCGAAGTGATCGGTGACGACATCGATAATCTCTTGTCGGTTTTCATCCGAAAGGCCGACGAAGGGGCGCGCGGGGATCGTCACCTTCTTTGCCTGGACAACGCGCCCGCCCAGCTGGAACACGAGACTTTCAGCCGACTTGGGGACGATCGTCATGCCCTCCTGATGGACGTGGGCAAACTTCCAGGTGGCTCCCCATTCGGCTTCCGTCGAAGAGGCCTGCCAGGAGAGCGACGACAGAAGATGCTGACCTGTTTCAAGAAGGATAGATGTGCCTTCGGCATTGGGCTGCCACGGGCTTCCGTCAGGCGCGGTTTTCTCCTCCAAGATTCGACGGCGCGTTTGTTCGGTTCCGATCCCGGCAATGTTGCTCATCAACTCCTCAGGCTCGAAATCGAAGAGCGGGCGCAAGCGAGCAAACGCTTGATCGAGGTCGGACACGTCAATGACGATCGATGTGCTCATATCCGGCCGAGCCTCTCGCGGGTAAAGACGCGCTCGGGCGCTTGCAGCGCCACTTCGTTCTGGCCAATCTCGCCGACATCTGCGCTACCGTCGCCGCCGGCCGGAGGCATGGTGGTGGTCAGCGCACCCTTGCCGGCCGCGATCTGCTCCAGGCGCTTGACGGTCTGATCGTAGCGCTCCTTGATGTTGTCGGTCGATCGCGAGAAATCGAGCGCAATCCGATAGAAGGCCACGTCGATGCAGTAGATCTTCAGGAGGGCAAGAGAGTCCGCATCAAGCGCGGAGAGCTCCGAAGATGAGTATCGGCCGGCGAGAATTCCGCGGATCTCGATCGAGGCATCGATCAGACCCTTTTCGACACGCATGTCATCGCGCAGCCCCGTCTGTTCGTCAGCCGCCACGAGCGCAAGCTGGTCGCGGAACCGGGCTTCGATGTCTGCGATAGTGGCGTAGGGCTGCATGCTTGTCCTCGACGATAAAGAGGTTGGGAGGCGGGCTGTGCCCCTACGTTCGTGACGTTCCTAAAAGGTGCTGGGAGCCTCGCGAGCCGTACCAGACCTCCCTCTGGGTTATTCCTGGGCGTCTTCCTTCGCGCGTTCTCCGAAGCGGGCGTCGAGCTTCAGGAACGGATCGGCGCGCAGCGCTTCGATCACCGCCTCCGGATCGTCGCCGAGATCCTCAACGCTCAGTTCGACAGGCACCGGCCCGAAACTGAAGCCGGCGCGCCGGCGCGGGCCACCGGGGGCTGAGACGACGAGAACCTTGGCAGAAGCTCCGGCTTCCGGTGTTGCTGCATCTGTTGACTGGTTATCGGCGGGTTTGCTCTTTGCCATAGTTCGGTCTCCTGGGTGTTCGGGAAAGAGACACGGTCTGGCTCTTTCCGGAAAACCCGCCGGCCCGTGACAGGGCCGGCGGACTTCTCACTCCTGGCGGATACGGCGGTCAGCCGAGGAGGGGAGCGTGCAGCAGCTGGACGAGATTGCGGTCGACGTTGGTCGAGCCGTTGATCTGCTCGGACATGAGGATGTCGCGTGCCTTGAAGTGGTTCGTATTGCCGACGATCAGGTGGGTCGGCTTGATGTTGAGCTTCCGACCTTCGTCATCCTTGAACTCCGTCATGGCGGTGTAGGCCGCCCGGAGGTTGGCCGAGGTCAGTTCGGCCTTCGACCCGAAAGCCATCTGCCAGAAGCCGAAGCCGGCCGCCACCCGCGCGTCCACGCCGTAAAGGTACTGGTCCTTCATGAACACGTGGTCGGAGGTCCGGCCATCTTCCTTGGTCGTGAACTCGTAATCGCGGCGCTTCTGGAAGATGAAGGGCTTCAGCGGCCGGGAGAGATCTGCAAGGATCCAGATCTCGCCGGAACCAGCCTGCATGTTCGAGACGGAGGTTTCCTGGCCGGGCTGACCGACGGGGTGATCCGTATCGAAGAAGTTCTGGCCGTCGTAGCAGAGCGTCGAGAAGCCGCCGTTGATCAGCTCGAATACGATTTCGTCGGGGTGCTGCGCAGCCGACTGGCCCATCATCTGGAAGCGAGCATTGTAGAGGGAGAGCTTGTCGTCCTCGATGTCGTCGCGCTCGACAGCAATGGTCATCTCGAACTTGCGGTTCGTGATGCTGTAGCCCTTGGCGGTCAGCTGCTTGACGCGGCGATCACCGATCCACTCGCGCATCTTCGGCATATCGCCGAGCCAGGAGTAGATCTCCTCCCGTGTCGTCGAGGGAACGATCGTCGCGACAGACGCATACATCGACGGAGCGGCAGCGAAGGCGTTCTGATAGATCGTCTTGTAGCCGCGAAGTGCTGCATCAAGCAGGGCGGCAGTGATAACTCGTGCCATTGGGTTCTAGTCCTTTCGGGCGTTAGTAGCCGACGCGGACGAAGACGCCGTCAGCCTCGACTTCGATGACCTTGCCCGCGATCGAGCGGGTATTGCTGCCGGAAGTCTTGGCCACCGTCTGGTCATCGACGATGTAGCAATCCTTCTGGATATCGGCGGCGGTGACGGCGTCAGCGCCGTGGTTCGCAAACTTGAAGGTGCCGCGCTCGACGAGCACCTTCTTCGCGCCGTCCGCGCCCGTATTCGCGACCGTATGCTGGGCGACGCCCGCAGCGATGAGGTCAACTGCGGTGCGGCCGGGAACAGCGAGTCCTGCGTCCATGACGACAAGGCCGCCCTGGTAGATGGTGGTTGCACCCTTCACGGGCAGGTTGGACTGGCGGCCCTCGGTCTGGACGACGGGGCGGGCCTGGCTCAGAGCGGTCATCTTGGTCTCCAGCAGGTTTCAGGGTTCAGGCGGCAACCGTCAGGCCATTGGCCTTGCGGTAGTCTTCTTCGGAGATGCCGAGCATCTTCATGACTTCGCGGTCCTCGGCCGAAAGCGTCGCCATCTGGTCGTTCGGCTGCTTCTCGTCGAGGCCGGAGGCGTTCAGCGTCGAAGTCATGGTGGCGAAAAGAGCGGTGACCTGGGCAAGACCCTCGGGGGATCCACACAGCGCGGCGTACTGGTCGCGCTGCGCCGGTACGATCTTCTTCGCCTTCAGCGCATCTTCGAGCAGCGCGTCGACCTTGGCCTGATGATCGGCCTTGTTGCGCGCCTCCAGCTCCGCCGACAGGGTCTTGACCTGGTCGAGAGCCGCCTGGTGGACGGCCGGGTCGACGCGAGCCTTCAGGTTGGTGACGGCAGAGAGGCACGAGGCCTCGGACGCGTCCTCGGAAAGGCCGAGGGCGGCGGCAATTGCTTTCAGCATCTTGGGATCCTCATGGGTTGAAAGGTCAGATGATGCGACTGCCGCCATCGCAGCAGCCGGCGCAGCAACGAGCGCGGCCGAATGCAGCCAGTAGGCCTTGCCGTTCTCGTCATGCTTAAGGGTGGGAGAGATGTAGCGGTGCGTGCGTGCCGCGAGCACTTCAATGCCAGCGGCCAGCCACTCGACCTTGCCGTACAGTCCGTCTGCCCGAGCTTCGAGCTTCGAAACCCAGCCGACAGCCGGAGCGGCCTCGCCGAACATGGCCTTCTTGACCGTGGCATGGTCGATATCGATCGGCAGATCGACGCCGTCTTTCTCGAAGCGCGCTGCGAGCAGTTCCGGATCGACGTCGAAGACGCGGCCGTCGCGGGCGGTGAATTTGCCTCGCGGTGCCAGCTTTACCCATTCCGGGCCGTGCTGCCGAGCCGCCGCCGACGGATCGGCGATATAGGCGTCGAGGACGGTCAGGCCGGTCATGGCCTCGGCAATGCCGTGGACATCAGGAGCGAGCGTCGATAGGGTGAGTGGCGGGGTTTTCGTGATCATGGCGGCAACCTGCCACCACTTCGGCCGAGGCGAGGGCTGACAGGTGTCAGCCCTGACGAGCTCAAGGGCTCAGGACCCGATGCGCGCCTCTCGTACGCGCATGTAAACCCGATCACACGAACCGATCAAGAGCAAGATCGATTTCGAGGCGGTTTCAAAGCCCGTGGAGAGGTTTTCGGCATCTGGGGCGTGTCGTCTTCCACATGAAAGGACGATGCCCTTCTACGGCCCTATTTTTCGGCTGCCCTGGAACGGATGCTGTGTGCCAGCGGATGTTGAAGATCGACGGTGCCTGCGCTACATTATGGGAAGCGTGGCAGCGAAGTCCGTTGGCCTCGATGCCCACAGGGGGAGCCGGGTAAAGGCCCGGATGCGGTCCCTCCCTGCCACGCTTCATTCCCCAAACGGCCATTTGATACCCGCCCGCTCCATCTGCCGGCGCAATTCCTTCTCGTCCTTCTGATGCAGTGACGTGGCACGAAGGTACCCATTCTTCGAAACCGTCACAAAGGCCCGCCACCAGGTCTTGCCAATCCTGGCAATGATGGCCCGGACGACGTCTGATCCTTTCGGATCTGCCGCGATCAGCCCTTCAGCAAGGACATCAGGAAGGATTGAGAAATCCTCCATGTCGAGCTTGTGCCTGGTGATCCGTTCCGCGACCGTCTCGCTCGTGACCGAGATCACCGGTGACACCGCGCCCAGTTCTTTTGCCAAGTTCTCGCTGTGGCCCGCAGGAAGCCACGACTTGCTGGGAAGCCGGGGGGCAAGCCGGAGGTAGGGATCGCTCCAGAGCTCCTTCAGCACGCGCGTTGCATCCATTGGCGCGGCTACTTCGAGCCTGGTTTCGAGATTGCGGATGAGAGTGGACGTCCTCGCAAGACCCGGATTTGTATGCCAGCCGGGATCGATGCCCTGAGGAACACTCTGGACTTCACCAGTGCGCCGGTTCCGAAACTCGATATCGGGACCGAGATCCGGGACCTGATCCGTGTAGCGGATCTTGATCTCTTCCCCGTTCGGGTCCCGGCCGAGAACCCGCTCGGTTCCCATCAGCCTCTCGCGTTCCGCAGCTGAGATCATCCGCACCTGGCATTTGCACTGCCAGCCGTTGGGCGGCCAATGTGTCGACCAGAACGGATCGTCGAGCGGCAGGATCAAGCCGACCCACTGGAGATGCTCAGGGCGCGGATCTCCTGATGTCGTTCTGACGTAGAGGACGTACGGGAGTACCCGCTTTGATCGTTGCGCCCGCTCCCACTGGCCGGCGGACCGCGCCGAGTTCATGTTTGCCCAGAACGTGGTCTTGAGCCGCCGATCGCTCGCGAAGTTCACCATCCGGTCGGGCTGCTCACCCGATGGATCCGCCACCATTCGCGGACCCCACCAGCCGAGCTTGGTCAGCTCGGATTGGATAAGCGGTTTCCAGCTCTCGAAGCCACGGCCTTCGGCAATGGCCTGGGAGATGGTACCGCGAAAAGCGTTCAGCACGTCGAGCTCGACAGCCTTGGCGACCGTGAACTTATAGGCGTGCTCCTCTGCCCAGACATCGAGCCACGAGAACGCGGGTGTCACCGTCTTGCCGTCGAAGTAGCGCGTGACCTCGGCGGGAACGGCGAAAGGTTTGCGTATCTGTGCCATCGTCAGTCCACGATGTCGCCGACGCCACGGGCAATTGCAGTGAGCCGCCCAAGCCTATCGGCCAAACTTGAAGCATCGGGAAAGCGGCTTTGAAGCATCATTGTGGCTTCTTCGAAACTTTGGGCCTTCTCGAATATTTCGGCGATCGGCGCGACGATTGGATCAGCCATAGCCTCCCAGTCGTCCATGGCGCTGGCAAAAAGTGCGTCGAGCTGATCCAACGCTGCCGGCTCGCCCGCCTCGGCCGCCAGCAGCGACGTGCAGGCGCCGCAACGGCAGGCTCGCTTGTGATCGGAGACAATTGCCGAGAGCGCAGCAACCTTTGACTTCACGTCTTCAGCCTCGTTCTCCGGCGTCTGTGCTGCCTCGCTTCCTGTCTCCTTGCCCGAGCGGTTTGCCCCGGCTCCCGGAAGTTCAGCCGGAGCGGAAGGGGAGGCGAGAAGCTCGTCGTCGCTCGCCGGGTCTGACAGGCCGAGCTTCTCGCGAACCTCTGACTGCTTTACCCGCAGGCCGAGAGGCACGAGGACGCCGAGGCTTTCAGAAAGGGCCTTGACGTCTTCAGGATCTGGAACCGGCAGCTCGATCAGCGGGTAGCGGTCCTGGACGCCGAAGTTCATGTCGACGAAGGGCTTGATCAGGTCGCGATTGATCGTGGCGGCCAGTTGCTTGCAGTCAGCCCTCAGAATGTCGAGGCGCACCTCGTTATGGATTTTCGCCTGGCCCAGCGAGGAGCCGTCGTCGCTGGTCATGGTCTGGCCGACGATCAGCTTCGAAATCTGCTTGTCGATATAGTCGAGCAGCCCAGAGAACACGGCAGCGCCGTTGGTGCCGTTTATCTCGTGAAACTCGATGTCCATCCCTTGAGGAATGATCGCGGCCGCATCATTGGCGATCGAGGCTACCGCCTTAAGGAGGGTCCGTTTGTCGGCAGGGCTGGCGCTGGCATTGTACTTGCCAACTCTCAGCGGCATGCCATAGACCTCGGAGAATGCCGCCCAGTCCTGCAGGGTAAACTGCTGGATGAGATACCCCCAAGCTGCCGGCCGGGCCATACCCCTTCGCAACGGAAGGCCCAGTTTGGTTCGCGGCATGTGCCGCAGGAACTTCGCCTGAGGCAGCTCTTCACCCTCGACAGAGCCATCCACCGCCAGACGAAGTTGGGTGAGCCTCAGCTGGTCCAGCTGGAAGAAGCGGGGATCTCGATCGAAATAGGCAACAGGGCGAAGACGCTTGCGCTCGTACTCCCACATCATCTCGACGACGGCGTAGCCTTTCGAAATGCCGTCCGGAAGATGGCCCCGCGCTTCCTTAAATCCGTCATCGTGGACCAGTTCCGTCACAGCATCGACGATCGTGGACGGGACACCCTGCGACTCCACCGTGAAATCGACACTCTCGATGGCAAGACGGCGTGTCTGGAGCTGGGACGCGTAGTGCAGATATCGCTCCTCCATCTCCTCCGCCAGCGTCAGATAGGCGCGCGCGTTTCCAATGGCAGCTTCGCGCAGGATCGAGCCGAGCCGCTCCGGTGTAAGGCCCGAGGCCACACGATCCTCGTGCGTACGCCTGACACCGGCAATCGTTGGTGTTGCGACCTCTTGCGACAGCGCATGGATCACGATGGGTTTGCCGTCTGGCCCCAGGATGGATGATGTCCGCTCTACCAATGCCGTCTCCCGATATCTGTGTCGTCGTCGTCCAGGGCAGGGCCCCCGTTGTGGCCGTGCATCTGTTGCTGGAGATCGCGTATCGACGTGTACTCGTACTGAAACCACTGCTGACGGCTGGCCCAATGAGCGAGCGCAAGTGCGATCGCGAAGTCCCCGTGCCGCTTCTTCGAAGTTTCGCCGGTGCGCACCTCGGGCACCTTGGGCACACCGTTGATGTCTCGCACGAGACGAACATCGGCCAGGTGGTCGTCATCTTTGATGAGGGCAATCGCGTCGTCTTCGAAAGCGGCTTTCAGAGGCGGCATGTTGAAGCGGTACCAGTCGGTCGAGAATTTCACGGGAGCCACAAGACCCCCATCATTCTCATCCGTCCGGAAGCCGAAGATGCGCCCCATGTCTTCCGCCACGGTCCATCCCATACCCGTCGCGTCGAAGGCCGCGCCAACCAGACGCGGGGCCTGTTCAAGGATCGTGCGCACGATCAACTTCTGTTCGTCGCCAGGAACGTTGCGCATCTCGATTGTCAGCGCTTCCTCCCGCTTCAGCATCCGGTCTATCGAGAGCAGCGTGGCGACTGAAAGGTCGGCAACGCGGGCGAAGTCGAAGCCAAAGGCATGCCGGCGCTGCTTATCGAGTCCGGCGAGTGCCGCTTTCAACTGCGCGAGCGCGTCTGCCATCAGAACTGCGCGCTCCAGACGGGACAGGTGCAGGAAGTTCGGCGGCAGCTCCAGACGGATGACCGGGTTCGTCAGCGTCATGCGCGCTTCGATCAGCGGTGCGGGCAACCAGGCTCCCGTTCCTGCTGTCGGAATGCAGAAGAGCTCTTCCGACGCGCCGTCGGCGTAGAAGTCGATGATCTCCTGACGCCACTTGGCTTCACCTTCCGGTGTCCACTTCACCCCGTTGACGAGACAGATCCTCTCGTAGAGGCCTTCCTTGAGCGCCTGGTCGAAGTCGATCCTGAGATGGTGGTAGGGCTTCCGGCCGGCCAGGATATCCTGGATCTGCTTGTTGAACTCGTTCTCGGTGCCATTGTGGGTCGAACAGACAACCACCTGGCCACCCCACATCAGGAAGGCGAGCGCTGCCTTCAGCAGCTCCGGCAAGCTGTCGACGAAAGCCGCTTCGTCAATCATGACCACGCCTTGCTTGCCGCGCAGGGTGCGCGGCGCAGAGGAAAGTGCCAGGATCTCGAAGCCCGAGGCGAAGCGGATGCGGAACGCCTGGATGGAGCGATCGCCGTCCTTGTCGCTGTCATCAAAGAGAAACTCGTCCACGGCGAGCGCCGCATTCGAGAAGGCTCTTGCCCACATAGCGCAGGCGTCGATGAACTCGCGCGTCATCTCCTGGGAATAGGAGATGTACATCACATCCATGCCGCCTGCCGATTTGGCCCGGCCGGCGCGAAGTGCAGCGTAGGATGCAAAACCGAAGGTCAGGCCGATGCGTCGGCTCTTCTCGATGAAGAGCACACGACAGGCGCTGTCTTCCAGCAGCGCCAACGTGCGTGCCTGGTAGGATATGAGCGCTTTGGGCAATCCAACCTGAGCGACAAGGCCCGGCAGAACCTCTGTGGCGGTTCGCCGGGCCTCCGCCCACTGTGCCTCGGAAATAGGTGCGGTCATGTCTTAACCCCGAGGATCTGCCCGAGGATTTCCTGAGCGGTTTCAGCGGTCAGCCCCTTGGTCTTGGCAACCTTTGAGACTGCCTCTTCTGCCTGAGCCTTGAACTCGGCCTCGATTTTCTTCCGGCGGTCATTCGAAACGGTTTGCGCCTGGGTAGCCGACCTTAATGCCTGGGCCAGCGCCATTGCGCCCTTCGGGTCTATCCCCTGCGGATTGGTCATCATTTCGAAGACCAGGCTCTTGATAGCCTCTGCTGCGATCAGGGTGAGATTGTCTGATGCCTGGGGATCGAACTTACCTGCAATCGCTGTGGCAATTTCCCGCGTTTCATCCAGCCTGCGCGTCATCGTCGCGAGCTTGATCGAATACCGGTTGAACGCCGTGAAGCTCGGGATCCGGATCTCGAGTTCACCGCGGTACTCCTTATCGAGCGCCTGAAGCTTCTCGACAAACTCCGCGTAGATCTCAGTCTGAGTGCGATTGCGATCCTGCAGAGCGTCGGCCGCCCAGGCGACGATCGGGCCACATTCCTCTGGAAGCAACTCGATATGGTTCAGCCTGCCGCGCCCCATCGTCAGGCTCCAATGCTCGGACGCGCAATACCTGCGATGATCGACCGGCGCTCGACATGATCAAGGCCTGCCTGGGTCAGCGAGGCGATGACAACGGTCCCGGCCTCGACCGTCCGCACGGCCCCCAGTTCCTGAAGCTTCAGCAGCTGCGTTCGCACCCACTCACGGGAGCGGGTGTGACCGAACGTCTCCAGCACCTTTGTGAGGATCGACTCGTTGAGCGTGTTGTTCGATTCCTGCGCCAGCGCCTTCAGGATCACCAGCCGCGCATCCTCGGTCAGAAAGACATCGAAGCTCATCAGTTGGTCCCCTTTTTAAGCAGATATTCCTCGACGCGATGCACCGTGCGGGACATGCTGGAGATGTTCTCCTCCATCCGGCCGAACACGCCCCGCATTTCAGCGAGCTCCAGCTTGAGCTGCGTCAGCGCCTTTTCGTCAGGCAGGTGCTTGATCTCTGCCTTCATTTCCAACAGTCCGGCCTCCATCTCGTCGATGCGTCCGGTCAGCTTTCCAAGCGCCTCGGTATTGGCGCGGGATCCGGCAGTGAGCCAGGCGTAGATAACGCTGCCGATGGAAATGAAGGTGGCGATGATGCCGCCCCAGTCCTTGAAGAATTGCGGGTCCATCACTTCATCACCTGCTCGCGCTCATATTCCTGCTGGCATTCGAGGCAACGCACCGCGCCGAACTTTTCCCGGCGCAGATCGCTTATCGATCCACCGCATTCGCAAATGAACCGGCCGCGCCTTGCAACCGCCATGCTGGCTTCTGCGACCTTGGCCTCACGCTCTTTCTCGACGCGCATCTCGCCGACCTCGCGATCGAAGTCACTGTACATTCGAGCCCCGCCACGTCTTCACAGCCTCGACAGCCTGCCTGCCGATTTCCTTGACCGTGTGGCCGCCCATGTAGAGGCTGATGAACCAGCCGGTGAGCGTCATGAGGGTGGCGGTATCGATGGGATCGATGCGAACCTCGAAGATTTTGAGCGCCGGGAACAGAACGAAGGCGCAGACCCAAAGAATGGCGAGCAGATACATCCAGCCCCAGCGCCAGGCACTCTGCCAGAAGCCTTCGGCATTCTCGGTTTCCAGCAGCTTGAACTGGGCCTCAAGACCGGCGCGATAGAGAGCGATGACTTCGGGCCCGGCCGCCTCAACCTCTTTCACGGCCGCTTCGATGACGGCCGGTTCTGCGGTCGCCAGCTGATCAGGCTCCACGCCAGCGTGCTCTGCCACCTGATCGATTACTGCGCCCGCGAGGCTGCCGGGAATTCCGCCGACGTGCTTTTCCAGAATGGACTTGACGACAGGTGCCCCGACCTTGGCAGCAGCTGCGACGATGAGGGAAATGATGGGCGCCATATCAGAAACTCCGAAGGAGGGCCGCAAGACGCGGCGCCATGCCGTCGATCGACGAGGCGATGACGTCGCGATAGCGAACGGCCTGGATGACAAGATAGAGGGCGGCGGCAGCAATAATGCCGACGCCAACGAGCGTAGCGACCTGGTTGGGAAGCAAAGCGGAGGGGTCGGCCGGAAGCGGGTTGGTAACCACGTTCGTTACCTGGTCGCCGGCAACAACACTCGTGCCAGCTGCGGCACCCAGCCCGGCGCGCTTGCCCTTCAAGCGCGCGTCGAGGTCGCGCTGAAGGCTCGACAAAGTGGCAATGCCAACCTTCCCGTCGACGAGCAGATCACGGCTCTCCTGGTACTTCAGAACCGCGTGCAGGCCGATACAACCGCGTGGCGCCGTGGCGTCGAAACCGAGAGACTTCAGCCCTTCCTTGATGTTTTCGATCTCCGCAGCAGAGAGCCGAACAAGGATCTGTGCGCCGCCTCGTGGCGGGATGGCAGGCGGAGGTGCGGCCAGCGCATAATCGCCGTGGACGAGCAGATCATACTCTGCCTCGCGACGGCGCTTGAGGCCTGGCAATACCTTGCCGCCGCCCTTCGTCCACAGCAGAAGGCGGGCATGGGTCTGCACAAAGTCCTTGCCGAGAAACGCCTTGACCCAGGAGGCCTTGTGGATTGCTCCGGTGTTGTAGTCGAAGGATGCGCCCGCATCGAGAGCCTGCTGGCTGCACTCGGATCCGAGCGCTGCGAGCACACGCGGCACATAGTTCTTCGAAAGGGCGAGATCGACGAGACGATCGTTTTCCGCCTCGGTGATAATCATCCCCGGCGTGACCTTCACCACGCCGGACTTCGACGTCAGGCCGGCTCCGATGGTCCATTCCCCGGCCGGGCAACGGTAGGCTTTCGTCACCACGCCCTCATGGGCGTAGAGAAATTTCCGCCCCAACGGGCTGACCGATCTCTGCATGGAAGGCTCCCCGACATGCCAAACGCCGGAAGGCCGGCGACAGGAGCAACTATGCTACGGGGGAGTATTTTGAGGGGCTGACAGGTGTCAGCCTGTTCAGAAGAGACTGCCTTGCTCGTCGTCTTCCTTGGCTTTCATGCGCCAAATCGTACGCTCATGCAAGCCTGCAATGCGTGCTGCCTCGCGCGCGCTTTTGCCTTCCTGGAGAGCAGCATGAGCGCGGCGGCGCGCGGCTGTCAATACGGCGGCCGGCCCGCGCGGGATGATCTCGTTCTGGACGCCTCTCAAGCGGCCATCAGGGTCGAGGGTGGACAGGCCCTGGCATATCCGGTCGGCCGTCTCGAAACCGAGCAGCTTGGTCAACCAGTGATCCTCCGTAGCGCGGGGAGGGATCGATACACGTGTGCCGCCATGGCTGCGGGCGACCTCATAAGCCGCCTCCAGTCCGGCTATGTCCGCGATTTCCGCAAGGATGCCAGGGAGGTTGTTCATGATCTCGACGCCATTCCGAGCCGCAACTCGATCTCGATTTGTTGTGCGGTCAGCTGCTTCAGCATGTCTTCACGGTGGATGCGCGTGCGGGCATCCACGTGGCCGCGGCGCAATTTCTCCAGCAAGCGCGCTCTCTCGACCTTGATCCTGTCCAGTTCAACACGGTCAAACAGGGGAAGTGCGCGCTCCATGTTCAGGACCTCCAGCGGATCAGAACGCCTTCAAACCGGCTTCCCGGTTGTGTCGATCGCCAGAAGCGCCCCATGGTTTCTCGGGCGGTCGATGCGACCAGCGCAGCCGGGGCAATACCGCGCAGCCGGTCCGGGCTGAAGCCGTCCGAGACTGCAAATGGCTCGATCTCGTCACGGTGTAGAGGCAAGCCGTCTATTTCGATGTAGGCAATGCCGCAGTCGATAAGATCGCTAGAAATGATCACGATCGGCAGGACCGCAACGCAAATCGGGTCCGGGATGATCTTGCGGCAATGCAGCGAGCGCATGCCCTCAAAAAGCTGAAGCTCCTCGCCCTGATGGGCGTGACGCCGGCGATGGCCCCGGATCGTGTGGGTCTTGGTGCCGTCCTGGATTTGTGGGGAGAACCACCTTTTGAAGCCATAGGCCACCATTACGCACCGCCTTTTTTCATGGCCCGAAGGCGACGCTTTTCCTCTGCTTTGGCAATGTGAGCCGCGTCATTACGAGGTGGGGCCCGGTATGGTTCCGCCCTAATGCTTTCGCGGCGCAACGCGTCATAACCAACGAAAGAGGCAACAAGAACCGCGGCCGCGGGAATGATCCTTTTCATAGTGAGCCTGCCTTTTTGGCGCGGACCTGCTCGCCGAGAACGTTCATGACGGTCTGCCATTGGCCCGGCGCTATGGCGTCCATATAGACGGGTGCGATTCCTAGAATGTTAAAGACCGTCTCGTCGAAGCCCATCCGAACGATCAGCGAGGCAGCCGGATTGAGGATGCGCCACTGTGCCCAGGCGATCTTTGCGCCGTCAGGTTTCAGCCAGTCATAGCCATTGGTATTGCCGAAGCCGACGCGCGCCTCCCGGTTCATCCATGCCTTGAGGCCATCAATCGCGCGGCTCGCGTCGTCATGATGGTGGAGGAAACGGGTGTGATCGATCCCTGTCTGTCGCCTCACGAAAGCGAGCAGAGCCGCGTCATCCCGGTTCTCGACCAGGCCGAGGTTCCATGCCGCGATCCAGAGTGCCTGGAGCTTCTTGGCGTACTTGCCCGTCAGCTTCTGCCGGCCGTCCTGGCGACGCTCCGCCGGCTTCGGCTCGAAACCCTCCTTGCGAAGAACTTTGAGCACATTCTGACGCTCGGCCTCGGACATGTCCTTGGCCGAGCGCTTGCCGGTGATGTTGTAGAGCTTGGCCCGGTAAACATCGTCATCGAGCCCGAGCTGCTTCTTGGCAACGTGGATGGCTGCAATCGAGGAGGTCATGTCAGCCTCCTGTCGATCTGGCTCGCCAAGGTGTGGAGGTTGATCTCCGCGAGCACGATTGCCCCCTTGGATGTTTTTTCGACGAGGCGTGCGTATGCCTCGCCGTCATGATGGATGATCTCATGACCGTCCCGCTGGTATTCATCAACGAGCACGGCCAAGATTTCAGCGTGGGTGGAAGACAGGCGTCTGGGCGCGCCACCAATCGCTCCTCGACGGCTGTACGCGGCGATGAGGTTGGCTTGGACGGTCGATGGTGTAGGACAAAGGGCAATCACTCGGATCGACCCGGCCTCTGCAGCGAATGCCGCGCCGCATTCATAGGTCACTCCTTGCTCCGGGTCCGTTATGAGCAAGGTTGCTTCCGAAGCTCCCGCCCCGCAAACAGGGCACCGCTTCTCTGCCTTGAGAGATGAGAGGAGAGCATCCGCCATAGCAGGTTGCTCCTCAAGCTCTCGCGAGGTCTATCGTCACGGCCGTCCAAGGCGCGTCGATAGCACTGCGAGTATAGAAGCGGACGTATTCCTTTGAACCGGTCACCCGAATGGAAGCCCTGATCGCCTCCATGGCCCGGTTCCAGCGGTCATCGGCGATCTCCAGACGCAGGAGCATGAACAGCTCCGACTTGTTGATCTGGCCCTCCTTGTCGGTGTTGAAGGCACGTGTGACGATCGACTGTATTTCCGGCCGGCTGTCTGCTGACCATTCATTCAGGCACTCGTCGATCAGAGCTTTTGCGATCTGGAGCTGAGGACCGAATGCGATCTGATCGGCGACCTGCACCTGGACCCGCATCAGTCCGTCGAACGTCTGGTAGGTCTTGTTGCCTTTTTTCCCGCCGACCGATGCACCATACTCCTGAGCGAGCAACTGGTCGAAGGACGAGATGTCGGCCATGGTGTGGTCTCTGAAACGGGTAATCTGTGCGCTCAGGTCGCGGGCAAAGGCAATGATCTTGCGGACCATTTCGTCCTCAAGCCTGTCTTCGGGCTTGATGTTTGCGGCCGGTACGAGGTTACCCTTCGCATCGTGCATGTATTCGCGACCGTTGACGAAAGTGACACCTTCAGCGGCTGCTCGTGTTTCAGTTGCGGCGTCCATCTGACTTGATCCTCTGTTTTGCATACGCGGTTCGAAGCTCGCTCACAGCCCTCATGAGGCGGTCGCGCGCAGCCCTTTCACCAGGCGTATTGGTGGAGATTTCGAGTTTGTTGAGGGCGCTGACGACGCCCTCAACTGCGAGAAAGAGTTCCTTCGTTGCTGCGCGGAGACTTATTTCCTGTCGCTTCTGGCGTCTCCGGGCGCTGTCCAGTTCCTCGCCGATCGCAATGGCGATCTCGTCGAGGGGGAACTCGAAAGTCGCAAGCGCGGTCAGAGCAATGGTCCTGGTCATGCCGCGTCACCTCCGCCAGGACCGCTTGCAATCACATGGAGCCTCGGCTTTGGGCGGAACATCAAAACCTGCGCTCCCTCCTGTTGAGGTGCGTCCGACCGGGCTGGTGTCGGGATCTCACTGAGGATTTCAAATTCCTCTTCGAAGTCCTTCGTCACCTCGTAGGCCATGTTGAGCTGGCGCTGCAGGTCGCAGATCTGGATTGCGTCCAGCACTCGTCCTGGCTGGACGACCGCACGGAACTTGCTGCGGAACTGCGAGAGGATGGTGGACGGCTTGATCTCTTGCGGCGTCATGACTTCCTCCCAAAATTCGGGCGGACGATTTTTTCGCCATCGAGCATCATGTTCCCCATGGCCTCGCCGGCTAGTTGTTCAACGATGCTGCGGCCTTGCTTACCTGCCTGGTCAAGCCGGAAGACGCGAAGCTCGTGCTCGTCGACTTCCGCAAGTTCAACGAGCGCGGTGAGGTTTTGGACGATGGAGCGGATCTCCATGGGTCCCAACGAGCGGCCCGCAGAAGCCACCATCATGAGCTGATCTCGGACAGCTTTCAGTTCTTCGGAGAGCCAGATCGTCATGCGATGCTCTCCACGTTCCGGTTCTTCCAGGCAGTGGCTACATGCTTGACCGTCAGGGTGTCGTCCTCACCCAGCAGCATCATCGCCAGTTTCACGGTCTTCTCGATCTGCCGCAGCGCACCGCCCTTGAGACCGATGCCGACCAGATATTCAACCACATCGTCGGAGAAGTTGCCCCAGGCGTGGATGTAACGGACGAGGTCCTCAGTATACGGGTTGTCGATCAGGAGGCGCTTGCCGATCCGACTTTTCAGCTGATCATAGGAGGGCCCAGAGCGATCCGTTTGAAAGCGGTCATAGACTTCCTTGTTGCCGACGATCGCGACCCCGCATTCGTAGATGTCGACAAAATGCCTGAGCTGGTTGAGCGCCTGGTCGTTGAGATGCTGTCCCTCGTCGACGATGAGCAGCGTGCCGTCACCCATGCGCCGGAGCTTGTTTCCGATGGCACGGGCAAGACGAGCCGGGTTGTGCTCGTTGACCCCCAGTTCCTGCGCGAGCTCGACGAGCATACCGTGTACGGTCTTGGTGTTCTCCGACACGGTTGCCTGGTAGACGTGCGGCCTCGTCCGTTCGTAGTGCCGGCACGTCTCAGTCTTGCCCACGCCGGCGCCGCACGTGATCATCACAAGGTCAGGGCAGTAGTGCGCCCATTCCAGGGTATCGATGATCTCCGTCGATGCCTTCAGGTTGAGGAATGCAGGGGGCCTCGGGATCCGTGCAACAGCGTTCCGGGCTTCGCTTGCTGCTCGAAGCCATTTGTCGATATCATCGTTCACTGAGGACAGAGTGCCGGTGTACTTTCCGGAGAGCCACTGGCTGAACGTCGAGTCAGCGACGCCGGAACGTCGTGCAACTTCCGTCTTGGTGAAGCCGCTGGCCTTGGCAAGCTGAGCCACTTCGATACGCAGCGCTGACCAAATCTGGATCTCACTGCCTTGATGTTTTGCGAGGAATTCTGCCGTCGCGTTCGGAAGTTCCCAGCCGGTTGTGTTTGCCTTGATATTCATGTAAACAGGTTCCCATCAGAGATGCCCGAAAGGGCCGATTGATGGGCGGGGCCGACCCCGCCCTTTCTTTTTCGGAACCGTACGCACTACATTCTCGGTTCATTGCTCCGGTTTTCACCGGCATTCGGCAGGCCTACGCGATACAGAGCGCCTACCGCTTCCCTCCGTTCGGAGTTGGAAAGCTCACCACATTTGCAGTGACGCGGCTCATGCGTGCGCGGAAGCGTTCGCTGAACTCGTCCTGGCTCATGACCTCGGTGTCGGTCTCGACCTTGCGAGCGACGCTCGACGTGGCGATCCGGCGGACCACCGCGCGGGGCGGCTCCGGTGCCTTCGGCTGCTGGTCGAGCGTGACTCGACCGAGGGTTTGCGGATTGAGAAGTTGGCGGGCCGAGAGGAAGGCGCGGGTTGCAGCCAGATACTCCTTCTCGCTACGGGCATGAGCCCGTGCGTCGGCCATCGAGGCGAAACCTGCATCCAAGATGCAGCTTGCGTCGCAGATCAGCCGGCCCTGAGGATCGTAGACCTTCAGCGGGTCGTGAAGGCGGTCCGGGTCAAACCGGAAAGTGACCTTCTTGCCGATCCACTTCTGGAGCGCCTGCGACCAATAGCGGTTGCCTTGGTACTCGATGTGCCCGTCAGGCTTGCGAGCGGTGCGCTGATCGACTGCCATGAGCCAGAGAGAGCGCTGCTCGGAAGTCGGGCTCGGTATCAGGTGGCTGTTTGCGGCATAGCTTTCAGCGAAAGCTTCATTGAACGAGCGTCCAGCTGCAACGCGCGAGGTCCGTCCGACCCGTGCATTGTGCTCCGCGATGCGGTTCGCCACGAGGGCATACACCTCATCCAGCGACACCGCGCGCGCACCGTAGTTGTGCGGCTTCGCCTGTGGATTGCTGCCGGTATAGGCGCCGTCCATGCTTGGATGGAGCGAAATCTCCTCCGCCAGATCCTTCCAGGCGCGTTCGATGGGTTTGGCCTGGCCGCGATAAGGCGTCGTGAAGTGGACTTCGACACCAAGGGCCGTCAACAGTCCACCGATCTCATCGTCTCGCACCTTGAACCGGTTGCGAGACTTCGTGCCTCCCGAGATCTTCTTCGATGCGAATGCCTTGCCGTTGTCCATAAAAATGTGCTGCGGGATGCCATGGTTCTCGACCATGTCGCCGATTGCGGAGCGAACTGCTTCCCATGTTTCGGCCTCGCACAGACGCCACGACAGGATCTTCGCCGAGTAGATGTCCTGGATCCCGAGAAGTGTGATGCGAACGGGATCCTTTGACCAAGGCGCGCGGATGCGCAGATCAAGCACGTGGCCGTCCGTGTTGACCATCTGCATCGCGTGGAGCTTGGTTTTGTCGCGGCGCTGGGCTGGATACATCCTGCGTGCAGCCTCGCGACCTTCCCGCGCCAGAACCTGCACAGCTGGCTCAAACTCAGCAGCCATGCGGCGGCGCAGGGTTCTCTCGGACGGGATCGGCTCCCATCCATTCTTGGCGGCTTCTTCCTTCATGCGGCGGAAGCAGGCCGAGAACTTCGGTTCGCCAGCGCGCAGGTAGTCCGAGCAAAGATATTGCCAAGCCATCGGATGGCATTCGGCGACCTCTACCACCACGCCATTTCCGATGCTGACGTTCGATGGCGCAAGCGCCGGGAGCCAGTCCTCTCGGGCAATTCCTCCGACCATTGCTCGCCACTCGTAAAGAGCGGACTTGCCAACGCCATGCCGGCGCTTGATTTCGGAGAGGATCGTATGGCCGGGAATGCCTGCGTGCCGCATTGTCTCGGCATCCGTCAGCACCTGAAGGCGGAAGCGGCACGTCTCGCGCTGGGTCTCCGTCAACCGCTCAAAGCGCTTCCAGAGCATCTTCGAACGCTCCTTATCGGCCGAAGACGCGTCATAGGTCGTGTATTTGACCGCAAGGCGCTGGCGAGCCGCAGGCGGCAGAAGGCGCAGATGGTACTCGCGCGCGCCGCCTTCGCCGATGCGGCTGAGATCGGGACAAGCATCCCATCCCTCTCGGTCCGCGACGTTGCGAATTCCCTGATAAGAGCTCGGCAGGTCCGGCAGTCTTTCCGACAGCAGTTGTGGTATGGAGAACCATTCTTTCATGCCGCACCCCCGGCCTTCTTCGAGGCCATGTAGGCTCGGATGTCTGCTTCGTGTCTCTTGCAGAAATGCAGCGTTTCCCGGATTGCCAGCACGCGCTGCATGCGCATCTCGGCCTCTTCCTGACGCATGCGGCCCTCTCGAACCAAGCGAGGGTAATCCCGCTGGCGCTGCGCGATATCGTGCTCGATCTCGGAGATCTGACCGACGATGGAGATTTTCTTTGCGCCCCTTGGTGTCATCAGCGCACCCTCTTGATTTCGACGGGACGCTGCCTTTGACGACGGATTTCCGCCTCAATGCGCCGGCGCTCTTGCTGAAGGCGCGCGAGTTCTGCGAGCCTTGCTTCATCCCCGATCAGGACGGTCACGCCCTGGATGGAGGCGACCTCGTCCCACAGCCACATGGCGCCCGTTGCATGGACGAATGCAGTGAACCGTATGAGTGAGATGTCGTGGCTCGACTTGCTTTCGGCCGTATAAGCGTCAAGCGATGCGCGGCTGACATTCGGGAGGCCGAGATATTGCGCCATGCGCGCCGCGATCACCGGGCGGCTGTGCGGACACTCACGGATCGCTCGCGCCATGGCTCGCTTTACCTTGGAGCGGTAACGGTCGATGTCGATGCTCTCGACAGGTTCCCGAACAGGGAAAACCGGCTCGGCGAACATGTCGATCTGATAGGGATCGGAGATCATGCTGCGTCCTCCAGATTGGACCAGTCGTCGGCGCTGACGACCTCATCGAGGAAGCGGCGGCGGGTCGCCTCATCGGCCTTGCTCCAGATGTCCGAAAGGCGGGCGAACAGCATGCCCTGGAGATCGAGCGCCGGCGGTTCGGCCTTCGGCGCGATCAGGGCCATGGCGGCCTTGAAGGTCGCGCCCTCCCGCATCGCGGCGGCAAGCTTCAGCTGCGCTTCCACGTCGAGCTTGGCGAGTTTCAGGAGCTTGGACTGATCGTCTTCAATCTCCGTGGCGCGAACGGCTTGACGAAGATCCTGGTGAAGGTGAACGGCGATCTGCGAAATACGCTTATAGGTGCGATGGCTGATCCCGAGGCGCTCCTGCACTCGCTGAGAGAGCTCTTTTCCGGGCAAAGCGAAAATTGGGCCATCGTGGCCCTTTTTCGGTCGCCCACGGTGAATATTCCCGACCATCTCCTCAATCGTCTCGCGATACTTGGCGACGAAAAGCGCCCGGTTGAGCGCGGACAGGTCGTTGCGGATCAGGTTTTCCGAGATCTCGATCAGGACAGCCTGGGCGGCGTCCGCCGTGACCACCATTGCGTCGATCTCGGTCCACTCGTTGATCTTGGCAGCGGTCAGGCGGTGACCGCCGGCCACCAGCGTGTAGGGGGTTGCGCCCTTCTGGGCGTTTGGCGTGCGGCGCACCGTGATCGGGTTGATCAGGCCGCGCTCAGCCATTGAGGCGGCGATGGCCTCGGCGTGATCCTGGTCGATCGGGCGCTGGCGCTCGCCGACATGGATGCTGGAAACGGGAATACGCGCAAAATCTGCGGTCATGCTGCCACCTGGTCTCTCTTGATTTCGCGGAGGAAGATCGCCTTCGCGTATTTTCCCATGCGCAAGAATGCGGCATCGAAAACAGGGCACTCGCGGCGAACTTCGATGATTTTGGTGATGGTGCAGATCCGGCCACGCTGGCGGTTAAGCATGATCGCGATGCGCCGGCGGGGAACGCAAAACTCATCCCACATCAGCGTTATTGCTACCTGGCGGGCGAGCAACGCATCGAACAAACCATGGGGCGGATCGATAATGTCTCGTATCGCCAGATGGCTGAAATGCTCGCTTACGGCGAGGTAGCACGCGCTCATCATCAACTGCAGTCGGGCGTCGGCGTCGTGGACGTTCATCATGGCCGGGTCTCAATGAACCATGCGGCAGGTGCCGCCCGTTTCCCGACGCTCTATTCGACGCTCGATTTCTTCGGTCAGCTTTGATGCCGGCCACCCCTCGCGGATTGCGCGGCCGACCAGGTGGTCAACCTCTGCCGGGGGCAGCTCCGAGATGGACGGCGACGCCTGCTCGGCGGCGAAACGAAGGGACTGGAAGCGTCGAACGTGGGCTGTCACGGCAGAGTCACGCCCTTTCCTCGGGGAATCAGCCATATTGGGGTGTGCCAGGGCGGAGAAAGCGCCCTGGCACTCTTCAACCGCCAAAACGTGAAAGGAGAAACGTATGGCGATCGATTGGGAAGCCCGCATAAAGCGGAACATGGAGGCAGCTCGGAAGCTGGACCCAAATTTCTGGAGGCACCCGCTTGCAGAAGCGACGGTCGCTCTGCTTGAGGCCGGGCAACCGGTGACAGTGTCCAGCCTGATCTCACGGCTGGAAGCGTTCGGGGACGGCCCCGAAGAATTGATGCGAAGGGAGATTTCAGAGGCAGCCATCGAGCGCCTCCGCAAGATTGTCGTTGAGTAGAATGGCAAACAGGATCTGCACTGCGACCTGTTCGTCGTCGCGATAGGGCAGCAGCTCGAGCGCGATATCTACGGCTCGGGACAAAGGTTCGTCGCCGATCCGCTGATAGAGCTTCTTCACTGCGCTGTCCGCAGATTGAAACATGTCAGATCCCTCCCCTGAAAAAGAGAAGGGCGAAGACAGCAGCAAGGATCACCGCCGATGCAACGGCGACGATCACAAAGGCCTCAAAGCCATCGTAAGCCGGTTTCGAAACCGGCATGAAGGGGTTTCGAGCGCCAAATTCAGACGCCACTTCAGACGTTGTGGAGCCGCTCCGCATCGTCGATGCTTCAAGCGTGGCACGGCAAGAAGGCCGGACAGCCGGGATCGCAGATGCAAGGTCCTGCCGGTGAAAACCCGGATGGTAAAGGCTAGAACGGTCAGCCGCGCCACACATTATGCGGCCTCGCGACGGGCAGTGGACTCTGCCAGATATTCGTGAGACAGAATCCGGGTTGTTTTTTTGGGGTATCGGTCGGGGAAGATTTCTTCCACCGGCCGCCCAAGGAATTCGGCGATGATCGCCTCATTGATGGCATTGGGGCGGGTCCAGATGTGTCGGAAGCTTGCAGGGTTTCTGCCATGCAGCTTCGCGAGCGCTGTCAGCGTCATTTCTCGGCGGCGCAGCTCGGCGAGAATGTCGTGACGGTCAGGTCCAGCCTTTTTGGGCTTGGCCATGTTCTGCTCCTGATCAGCGGCGTTGCAGCGCCGCTTTTTTGGGGTTCAGTGTGTACAATCGCGGACTGCTTAGGCGGGCCGCTAAGGAAGGGATAGCTCCAAATTTGGAACTGGTCAAGTCCAAACTTGGAACTATAGAGTCGATGGAAGAAGATGCTGAAAGCGCCTTGCGAGATCGGATTGCCGAGGCACTGAAGATGATTGGCGAGGGGAAAGCGGTTGCCGAGAAAATCGGTATCGCGAACGGAACCTTGAACAAGTACCGCGCCAAGACATCGACCGCATCTATGGTGAACGCAGCTGTTATTGCGGAAGCTGCGGGGCTGTCACTGGAATGGGTGGCAACTGGAAAGGGCGAGAAATTGGCACGGAAGGCGACGGCGCTTTCAATTTTCGCCTCGACCGGTGTGGACCCTATTCTAATGGAAAAACTCTACAAGGCAGTCGAGCGCGTCTACCGCGACGCAGGTCAGCGCCCGCCTGGTCACCGTATCGCAAACGAGGCGACAGAACTGTTAAACCTCTTGCTTGAAAAGGTCACCGACATTCGGGATGAGTTGGTCGTCGATGCCGTCATTCCTGTCTTGGCGCAGCAGCTCGTAGAGCGTCTGGCGCAAGCCGCGGCCGAGCCTGGCACTGGCAAACGTTCGGCTTCATGATTGTAAAGTCCCTCATTGTTTGGCCGGCCCTTGGGTGGTTACCTTTGGAGGTAGTCAACGCTGTTTCTACTGGCATTTTTTGTACCATCTGAGGTTATTCAACAGCAATTTTTGGTAATGGGGCCGGCAATATGAGTGAGGAAAGAATATCGAAGGTTGTCTGCGGTGTGATCGACTGGTCCAGAGCTCCGCGTCGCGCGAAATGGTGGGCTCTGGATGCCGATGGGAATGCTCATTGGTTTCTGGAGCCCAACGTCGCGGCCTTCACCGACTTCTGGTTTGGTGAGGTGGTCGATGCCCCCACCTTTGACTTCCAGGGCGACTGGCGAACGAGTTTGGCGATGAGGCCAGTTGAATCGAGCGAATAG